GGGGCGAGGCGGCGCCCGCAGGGCCCTTGGGCAAGGCGACCGCAGCGTCGAGAGACGCCGCATCCCCATGATGGAGCCTACCGCATGGACAAGGTCAGCGACCTCGTCAGACAGCGAGCGGCGGCCTTTGACCGGTTCAAGGCCCTCGCCGATCAAGAGACGCTCTCGAATGAAGAGCGCAAAAGTTACGCGGCCGAAAAAGAGGCGGTGATTGCCTTAGACGACCGCATCACTCGCGCCCGCGAGGCGCAGGCGGCGGCGGCCGCGACGGCGCAGCCGGTCGAAGGCCAGCAGCGGGCTGTGCCGGCGGCGGCAAAGACCGATCGCTACGAGAAAGAGCCGAGCCTTGTAATCGGCGGCGTCGTCAAGATGCTCGGTATCGGCGGCGGCAATATCTACGCCGCGCGCCAAGCGGCGACCGACCTCTACGGCGAAGCCCACCCGGTAACGCGCGCGCTCGTCGTCTCGGTCGGCAGCTCCGGCGGCTTTATCGTGCCGCCCGATTACGTCGCCGAGATCATCGAGCTATTGCGGCCGCGCGCGCAGGTACGCTCGGCGGGGCCGCGGGTGATCCCGATGCCGCGTGGCACGATGACGTTGCCCGGCCAGGCCTCGGCGGCGACCGCGACCTACGGCAGCGAGACGGCGCAAATCACCGCGTCACAGCAAAAATTGAACCAGATCGTCGCCAGCTACAAAAAGCTGACCGCGCTGGTGCCGGTGTCGAACGACATGATGCGCTATGCCGACCCGGCGGTCGACGCGTTTGTCCGGGACGATCTCGTAAAGGTTGTCGCGCTGCGCGAGGATTTGGCTTTCCTGTTGGGCGACGGCACGCTCGACACGCCGCGCGGGTTCCTCTCCTTCGCCAATGGTTGGGTCGGCGCCAATGGCGGCACGATCGGCGTCTTCAGCACGAGCGGCAATTCGACGTTGGCGGTCAACGGCAGCGATCCGGCGAATTCGACCGGCGGCAATTTCATCTCGTCGAACGCCAGCTATACCTTGGCGACCGTGGCGAGCGAATTGGGCGGCTGTGTCAACCGGCTCGATACCGCCAATGTGGCGGATATGAAGCGCGTCTGGTTCATGCACCCGCGGAGCTTCAATTACCTCTTTAACGTGCAGAACTCGCTCGGCGTCTACGTCTATCGCGAGGAACTCGTCGCCGGCACCCTGCTCGGCTACCCGTTCAAAAAGACGACGCAGATTGGCACCAACTACCACGACGCCGCGAGCTCGAATAACGACAACTCGTTCGTCTTCCTCGCCGAAATGGACGAGGCGATGATCCTCGACTCGATGAGCCTTGAGCTCGCCGTGTCGCGCGAGGGCAGCTATGTCGACAGCGCGGGCAATACCGTCTCGGCGTTCCAGAACGACCAGACGCTGATCCGCGCGATTGCCGAGCACGATTTCCAGCTACGCCACGACCAGTCGGTCGCGGTGATCCAGATGGTGCGCTGGGCGCCGGCGATTTCTTAAGCGCCGGCCATTTCTTAAAGGGATTGCAGTAAAATGGCTGACATCAATTTGGTGCGCAATGTCGGTGCGCTGGGCGATATCCTGCGCCTGTCCGACCACGCGACCGCGACGGCCGGCGGTACCGGCGACGCGACGAGCACGACCGGCATCTCAATCGACCGCGAAGGCTTTTCGACCGGCTCATTGCCGCTGAGTATGCTCGCTTCCGTCGCCTATGAAGCGACGCTCGGCAGCGGCAATACCTTGTCGATCGGTTATGCCGTACAGCATTCGGCCGACAACTCGAACTGGTCGGATTATCAGACCGCAACCTATGTGACGGTGGCGACCGGTGCCTCGGGCGGCTCGGTGCAAAAAGGTGCGTGGAATGTCCAGGTCAACCTGACCTCGACGAAGCGCTGGGTCCGGTTCAACTTCAACCCGGATTTGAACCGCGCCGGCACCGATACCGGCTATTACGACGCGGTCGGCTTTATTGGCGGCTTCGACCGCCAGCCGGCGCCGAACTGACGGTGCGCTTCCTCTTTCTGGCACTGGCGCTGGCGCTCGCCGCCTGCGCCAGTGGCGTACCGGTTACGGCAATCGATAGCGAGTACGGTCCGCACCCGGCGTTTCATCCGCCCGAAGTCAGCGACGCCGGCAGTTAGTTGAGCGACGGGGTCTATATTCACGAGCCCGGGCGCTTGTCGCGCTGGGGCGTCGTCGATGTCGGCCTCAAATGCGTCCACTCATGCCGGCACTGCTTCTACTCGTATCTCGACGGGTCGAAGGATCAGTTCGCCGGCATGCGGCGGGCGGGCTGGCACGCGCTCGATAATCTATTGGTGCTCGTCGAGGCGCTCGCAGAGCACCGCTTTCTCGGTTTCGACGTCACCGGCGGTGAGCCAACGGCGCACCCCGGGATTGTCGATATCGTCGCGCGCGCTTCCGAACGGGGGCTCGCGAGCCGGATCATTACGCTCGGCCAGTTCTTGACCCGGCGCGGGCTATTGGAACGGCTGCTCGATGCCGGATTGACCGATTTCCGGTTTTCGCTTCATTCGACCGATCCGGCGGTCTTCAAGGCGATGACCGGCGGCGAGCTCGATCGGCTCGTCGCGGCAATGGATGCGCTGCAGCGCCGCGGCTTTCAATACGTCACCAATACGACGATCACCGAGCAGAATTATACCGCGCTGCCGGCAATCGCGCATTGGATCGCGGCGCGGCCGGAAATCTATCAGACGACGTGGCTGTTCTTCATGCCCTATTACGAATGGGCGCAAGAGGAGCACGCCGGCGATCACCGCGTCGCGTATCGCGAGATCGCGCCCTATTTGCGCGAGGCGGTGGCAATCGTCGAGGCGGCGGGCATCGGCGCGACGATCCGCTACGCGCCGCAATGCACGATCCGCGGCATGGAAAAGAACCATGTCGGGATCGTCGGCGTGCGCCACGACCCGCATGAATGGATGAACGCGATCGACCATCGCGCCGATCCGGAGGCGACGACGCCGGCCCAGATGCGCGCAATGGGCGCGCCGCTGCGGCTCAGCGATTTTGAGACGAATTACCCATTAGGACGACCCGGTTCCGTCCCCGGACTTGATCCGGGGGTAATCGCCACACGGGCCGGCAAGGTCTTTCCGGCGAAATGCCGGAATTGCCGTGCGATCGCGGTTTGCGACGGAATCGACCGGAATTATTGGGCGCGGCGCGGCGATAGCGAGCTCGAACCTTACAGCGAATTCCGCGGCGATCTTCTCGACCGCGCGCGGCTCAAATACCGCGCCGCCCATGTCATGAAGACCGCGCCCGAGGCCGACGCCCGCGCCGTCGTCGGGTCGCTACTGGCGCAATAGGACCGCCGGTGTATCACTCTGAGCACGGCCAGGACCGCTGGCTCGAGGAGAATATCTTTCGCGGCCGGCGAGGCGGCGTCTTTGTCGAATTTGGCGCGCTCGACGGGCTCGAAACGAGTAATACGCTATTTTTCGAGCGCGAGCGCGGCTGGGATGGCCTCTTGATCGAGGCTAACCCGCGCTCGTTCTGCCGTCTTCTCAATAGCGGCCGCCGGGCGCACAAGATACTGGCGGCGGTCGATGCTAATGAGGGCATCGCCGGGTTTACCGACGTCGAAAGCGTCGCGGGCTGGAGTGGGATCACCGCCCAAATGGACGAGCGTCATCGCCGGCGTATCGGCGACGCCGCGGTGCAGCATTTTGGCGTCGCAACGCTACCGCTCGACATAATTCTTCAGAGCCGCGGCTTACGCCGGATCGATTATCTGAGCGCCGATATCGAGGGCGCGGAATTTGCCGCCCTCAGCGCGCTCGACTTCGATTACTTCGATATCGATGTGCTCGATGTCGAGAATAACTACGGCGAGCCTGCCATCGAGGCGCTACTGAACCCCGCCGGCTATCGCAAGATCGCGACGCTGGGGGTCAACGACATCTACCGGAGGAGCCGTCGCTGACCAGCGAGATGCTCCTACAAAGCGGCCTTGTTCGCGCCAACGGCGCAGCATCGCGCTGAGTGCGTACCGGTCCAACTCTACGGCGCCGGCCTGGACGGCGAGCGCACGCTTGGACATTGCGATATCGTAGTGGGGCCAGGATGCCTTGCGACAGCCCTGGAACCATTTGCGCTGGACACCGATAGTGTCCGCCATCGCGTGGAGCTCCGCGATCGTATCCGCGAGCATGTGACACATAATCATCCGGCCAAAGCTGGCACGCATATCGTCGACGTAGACAGCCATTAGGGGTGCCTCCACTCCGGCCGCTCCGTGCTGAGGATCGTGCCGCAGGCCGGAAGTCGGCGGATAACGTAGGTGGATCCAAAGACCATGTTCTCGTATACGCGCCGCAGCCGCAGCCGGGCGCGTTCTTCGCGGGAATGTGAGGCTAGCCTCCTCGCTCGGGATCATTGCGGCGAGATAATTACTAAATCGCCGACCGAACCGATCACCTCGCCATAGCGCCGGATTTTCCCGTCGTCGCAGACATGGGCGAAGGAATCCGAGTCGAACGCGTGCTCGAGTTTCACATTGCCGTCCTCGTCGATGTGATCGGGTAGCGCGAGCGGCCCCTCGTCTGAGTCGTCGTGCTTCAGCCAGACGAGGCGTTGGCCGAATACCGTGACGTGAATAACGGCCATCCGGCCGAACTCCCTTTTTTCCGCAGCAAATCATAGAGGAGAAATGTGGCTGCTGCCTAGCCGGCGCCGGCCGGCCAATCTCGCGCGGTTTTTCGATGCCTACCGCGCGACCGGGGGCTCGACCCCGGGCATGGTCTTGATCGACCGCGGCGACCTCGCCGAGAGCGACTACGCGCAAGTCGAACTGCCGGTCGGCTGGTTCATCCGCGTGACGGAAGGCGCGACGCAAGGCGACAAGATCCGCGAGGTCTGGGACGAGATCAAAGACTGCGCCTGGCTCGGCCTTATCGGCGACGACAATATTCCCGAGACGCCGCAGTGGGACCGGATATTGGTCGAGCAGCTCGCGAACGCCGGCCTTGTAAGCTGCAATGACGGCTGGACCGCGCCACAGCGCGTCGCCAATTGCTGGATCATGGCGGGGCCGGTCATCCGCGCGGTCGGCTATATCTTCCCGCCCGGCATGCATCACCTTTTTGTCGACGACGTCTGGGAGGCGCTCGGGCGCAGTACCGGTGCCTGGGAATGCCGCATGGACGTGATGGTGCGGCACGCGCACGTCATGAAAGGCGAAGCCACAGCCGACGAGACGCACCATGCCGCCTATGGCGACGGGTTTACGACGGCGCATCCAGGCCCCGACCGCGAGGCCGGTTTGTGGGCAAGTGACGAGGCGGTCTACCGCGCGTGGCGAGCCAAGGATTTCGCGCGCGCCGCCGATCGGGTCCGCGCGCTCGGCGCGGAAATCCCGATGGTCGCGCGGCTACAGCGCGCCCAATCGCGTAGTGTCATGATCGCGACGCCAATCGCGCGGCACCCGGTGCGGCAGTACACGGTCGCGGTAATCAAGACCGTCGTGCTGTGCATGAAATTGGGGATAGGCCTCGAATTCGAATTTATCGTCGGCAGTTCGAACCTGCCGCGCGTGCGCAACGAGCTCGTCGCGAAATTTCTCGCGAGCGACTGCACCGATCTCCTCTTTATCGACGACGATATGGGCTGGGAGGCCAATGACGTCGTGCGACTGCTGGCTTCCGACCAGCCGGTGATCGGCGGCGTCGGCGCCAAAAAGGTCGATCTGCCCGACGACGATATCCGCAAATATTGCTGCCGCTGGCTCGGGCAAGAGATCACGCAGGATGCGATGGGCGCAGTCGAGGTGCTCTCGCTCGGCACCGGCATGTTGAAGATCGAGCGCCGCGTCTTCGAGGCGCTGATCGCGGCGCACCCGGAATGTGTGAAGCTCAACGGCGACCCGAAAATGTCGCCGGCCGAACGCGCGCATTACTACCGATTTTTTAAATTCCCGCACGACGATCCGGACGAGCCGGGCGAGGATTACGATTTCTGTCGTATCTGGCGCGACGTTGGCGGCCGCGTCTGGTTCGACCCGACGATCAACCTCATCCATGTCGGCGAGAAGGAATACACGAGCCAGATCGACGTCCTGTTTGGACCGCCCAAATGAAGAGACCGCCCTGCGATCACCCACAAGAGCAGCGCTGGCAATATATCGATAGCTGGATCTGCTGCCTCTGCTATCGCTGGTTTTGGGGTCGCAAAAACTCGACGCCGGCGACCGATATCTACGGCCGGCCGGCATGAAGCTCGTTGAATTCACGCGCGACATGCGCCCCTATCGCGCCGGCGACCGCTATGCGCTGCCGGACAATCTCGCCGACAAAATCGCCGAAGAGGGCAGCGGCAAGATCGTGCCGAGCGTCTTTGATGCCGCGGCGTTACCGACGAGAGACTTGGCGCCGCAGGGGCCGGCGAAGCGCTATCTGACGAGGAAAGCAAAATGACCGCGCTATTGCCGTCGACCGCGATCTCGACCCCGCTATCGACAGCGGTTGTCGGTCCGACACTGCAGCTCAACGGCGCGCCGCGCAATCTGACGGTGCAGGCGAATTTCGCCGGCGGCACAAGCGGCACCTCGGTCGACGCCTATGTGCAAACGACATTGGACGGCGGCAATACGTGGGTCGATGTCGCCAATTTTCATTTCACGAGCTCGAGCGCCAAGGCGGTGTTCAACCTTTCGGCGGTGACGCCGGTCGCAACGCAATATACGCCGACCGATGGCACGCTCAGCTCGAACACCGCAAAGGACGGTGTTCTCGGGCCGCAGTTCCGCACGAAATATCAGAGCTCGGGAACCTACAGCAGCACCAGCATTCGCATCGATGTCGCGTCGATCGATCTGCCCGCCAATCCGTAATTAGGGTGACCCAATGAGCCTCGGCAAGACGCTGCGGGGGTCGGCATGTGACCGCTAGCGACATCGTCAATTGGATCGTCGTCGGCGCCTAACCGGCGTCGGCGGCAACCGTTTTCCGCCCCCGCTGGGGGGCTTTTTTGTTCCCTGAAGCGAGGATTGAAGAGATGGCTGCTACCCATTCCTGGACCCTACAAGTAAAGCCGTCGGGGCTGCCGAGCCTGCCGGCCGACCAAGCGACGATCGTCACCGGCGATTTCACGGTTGATATCGACGAGACGGTGCTCGCCGGCGCGACCAAAGAGGTCTTTTCCGGCTCGATCGACCACACGAAGATCCTCTCCTACGTACTGCATTCTAGCCAAGCTGCGGCGACGGTCGACACCGGGCAGAGCTTCACCTTGGGCGCGGCTAAGGCGCAAGGCTGGAACAATACGACAATGCCGGGGATCTCGAACCCGATCACGCAGACGATCTCGACGATCAACGTCACCAACGGCGACACGAAGGACACGGTCTTCCGCGCCTCCTTCCTGATGTCGGCCTAATTTCCCGACAACGTCCGCAGCGTCGAGAGACGCCGCATCCCTTTGATGGAGCCTTGCCTTAAATGACCGGTTTCACGCACACGCTCGGCGTTACCTACAAGACCGATGCTGGCACGATCGCCAGCACGACCGACAGCTATACCGGTGATGCCGAGAACGATCTCGACAGCAGCGTCATCGCCGCCGCGGTCAATAGCGAATTCGATATTCAGATCACCGTCTCAAAGATCCAGTCGATGGTGCTCTACGCCGACCAGAACATGGTGATCAAGACCAACTCGACCGGCTCGCCGGGTAATACGGTCAACCTCACCGCCAAAAAGCAGGTCGTCTGGAACACCGACTCGGTCGCCGCCAAGCCGTTTACGAGCGACGTGACCAAGATTTTTGTCACCAATTCGAACACGGTGACCGCCGGGACGTTGCGCATCCGCGTGCTCGAAAACGTCTAGCCGCGCGCGCCGCGAGCTGCTGCGATGCCCCTCGAGGTCTTGGAGCCGGCGTTCTCCTATGACCTGCTCGATCTCGATATCGTCAAAGACGAATTGAAGATCGACCCGAGCGATACGACGAGCGACGCGTGGCTCGCGCGCGCGATCACGCAAGTCTCGCAACTGGCGCAGGATTACATAAAGCGCCCGTTTGCGCGCGAGACGATACGGGAGACGCGCTACATTCCGCAGGATCCCTACCCGTACCAGACGCCGGGAGGCTTGGCGCCTTTGCAGCTCGAGCGCTGGCCGGTCGCCTCGGTCTCCTCGGTCTTGCAGATCATCGCCGCCGGCACGACGCAGACGCTAACCGCCGGGCAGGATTACGCGGTCGATTTCGACTTAGGCCAGCTAATCCGTTTGAACCCGTTCACCGGGGTCGCGACGAAATGGGAGGCCTTGCCGGTCATTGTCGAGTACGACGGCGGCTATGACGATATCCCGGCCGACGTCGTCGACGCGACACTCAGACTCGTCGTCAATCGCTGGTTTTCGCGCGGCCGCGATCCGCTGTTGCTCGAAAGCGTCCAGCCCGGGCTCGGCACGCAGCGCTGGTGGGTCGGCGGCCCGAAAGGCGGCGGTACATTGCCGGCCGAGGTGCAAGGCATGCTCGATATCTACCGCGCGCCAACGGTGGCCTGAGATTTGGAATTCGGCATCGAAATCGACGGCGACCGGCTCGTCGCGTTGCGCTTTGACCAGTTCCCGGAGCGGGCGCGCGCGGCGATTGGGCGGCGGCTTTCGAGCCTCACCGAGCGGCTCCTCTCCCGCGTTGTCGGCGTCGAGCCGCAGCGCACCGGCAAATTGCGCGGCGAGACCGGCAGCCGGGTTTTCGAGCGCGACGACCGGGTCGTCGGGCAGGTCCGCGTCGCGGCGCCCGACAGCGGCGAACACGGCAAGGCGGCGGCGCTCGAATACGGTGCCAGCCACACCGCACTCGTGCGCGCGCATACGATGCAGCTCTCGCACGTCTACGACAAGCTCGTCGAACCGATCGAGGTCATGGTCGCCGCCTATTCGCGGCATCCCAACATCGCCGAGCGCCGCTATCTGCGCGGCCCCTTGGACGCGATGCGCGGCGAGATAATCGCCGAATTGCGCGCCGCGCTCGACGAGGCCTGGGGTGCCTGATGGATTATTCGCCGCCGCTCAGCCGCGACGCCATTATCACGGCGCTCTTCGATCTGCTCGTGCAAGGCTGCAACGCGAATTTTACCGCCGATTTTAGCGCCGGCGATCCGGTGCTACGCAACGTCAGCGCGTTCCAAAATTTGCGCCTCGGCATTCCGGTCTTTGGGCCGGGTATCGCCGCAAGCAGCGAGATCCGGAGCCTCGACCCCGACAATGAGCAACTGACGCTCGACACGCCGCCGCTCCTCGACGGTCCCGGCGCGGCGCTCTTTAGCGGCTTTCAAACGACGGGGCGCCGTCTCAAACCGTGGGCGCAAGTAACCGCCTTGCCGGCGATGTTTTTGCGCCACATCGGCGACGAATACCTAACCGCGCAATCGCTAACGCAGCAGCGCCCGACCGGGATACCGGCCAAAATCTATATCGATTGCCAAATCTGGGTCTATTCCGTCGCCGGCACCGACGGCATCCCGGAGGACGCGGTCAATACTTTGATCGACCTCGTCGAGGCGGTCCTGCAGCCGCGCCCGGCGGGCGCGGCGCAGACCTTAGGCGGCCTCGTCCGCCATTGCTGGATCGACGGCAAAATCACAATCGACCCGGGCGACCTCGACGGCCAGGCCAAGGCGGTGATCCCGGTGCGTTTGCTTGTGCCGGGGACAAGCCCGCCGGGCGTCGCGCGCCTCCTCTAATTTCAAACGAAGGAGCTTTGAGAGATGACTTCGGCCTTTGCCGACCAACTAGGCTTTGGCGCGGGCGTCCTGGTCACCAAGGCCGTCGGCGGCGCTACCCCGATCCGCTTTGCGGTATTGCAGGACTGCAGCCCGGAATTCTCGCCCGAGTTCAAATCGCTCTTCGGTCAGCGCCGCTACGCGATTGCGCTCGCCGCCGGCAAGACCAAGGCGATGGTCAAGGCGAAATATGCCGGCTTCCGCGGCCGCCTGCTCTATGACACCTATTTTTCGAGCGGCACGATCGCCGGTGCTACGCAGCAGGGCGGCGGCGCGACATTGACGAGCGGCAGCCGCATCAGCTTTGTCGACAGCGAACTCCTAAGTAATGTCAGCGGCGGTGCCACCGTCGCCAACGCCGCCTCGTTTCTCGAAGACCAGGGCGTCTATGTCAAATGGTCGGGCCGGCCGCTCATCGGCTTTGATCCGGCGATCGCCGGCGCGACCGGCGATTATTCGGTAGCGGGCGGCAGCTATACGTTTACGACCGCGTTCACCGCGGCCGACCAGAACCCGACGACCGGCGGCGTCGACCTCTATATCAGCTACACCTATACCGACGCGACGCAGGGCACAAAGCTCGTCTTTGGCAACCCGCTGATGGGCACCAACCCGGTTTTCTCGGCGGTCATCAACATGACCTATGACGGCCGCTCGGCGCTCTGGACGTTCCCGCGCTGCGTCGCGACAAAGATGTCGTTCCCGACCAAGCTCGACGATTTCCAGATCAACGATTTCGAGTTCGAGGTCGCACAGGATATCGGCGGCAGCCTCGGCGAGCTCGACACCGACCTCTAAGGAATGAGTACCCTGACGATTCTCCCGCGGCGGCGCCATGAGCGCTATGTCCCGCTGGAACCTGAGAAAGCGCCCGAGCGCCTACGGCGTCTTGCCGAGGTGCTCCACGCGACAATCGATCATTGGCCGTGGGGGTTGCTGATGAGGGGATCCGCAACCAACAAACCAGAAGATCAGTGACCGATACCGTCACGGTGCGGATCGGCGGCGAGGATATCGAATTGCCGCTGATCATGAATTTCGCGGCGCTCAAGCGCTGCTGGCCGGCGATGCAGGCCTGGGAAGCGGCGAGCGACTCGATCCCGCTGACCTCGGCCTCGATCGCCTTTATCGCGGCGCTGCTCGCAAAGACCCGGCCGGAATTGACGCAGCCGGCGATTGAGGAGCGGCTCCGGATCAAGCGCTTCGACCCCGAGACCGGCGCGCCGTCGGACGAGGACGAGCGGCTCGGCGTCATCCGCGCGGTGCGCGAGATTTGCCTCGCCTCGGGGCTCATCCAGAAGGCACCGCCCGAGGGGGAAGCGCGGCCCCCGGAGAACCCGGGGGCGGCGAGCCCTTCGACGGAGACTGGGACTACCTCGTCGCCGAACTAGCCGCCGCCGGCATGGAGGGCGGCTCGCCCAAGCTAATTTGGGAGCGCTGGACGCTGCACGACTGGCTCGCGCAACAGCGCTATTGGGCCGACCATCCGCGGCTCGACCAACTCGCCGCCGCCTATTTCAAGATCCCCCGCCGCAAGACGCCGCCGCCCGGCGCCCCCTCGCCCGTCAAGCTCGACTGGTCGCTCCTCTCGCCGGTATAATTGCCGCATGGCTCTACCGCCGCCGATCCCGCAAAAGCCGAGCGACCGGCTAGAGACGCGCGAGGAATACGCGCGCCGCCGCGCGGCGATTGCGCTTCATCGCAACTTCGCAGACGAATTCGGCCGCTGGGAGCCCGGTCTGCGAGCGGCCCCATGCGTAGGCTTTTTCGATCGCGCCGCGCGACTACTCAGCAGCGACCATCTCGGCTCTGATGCGGGATATCTACCTCGTCGTTGAGCGCCCGACGAAGCTAAGGGCCAAGCGCGAGCGGAACGAGCGTGTTGCGGAATTTCTCGCGAGCGACCGCCGCGACCTCTTTTTCGTCGACGGCTCGCCGTTCTCAGAACCAGTGCGAGCCGTGCCCGAGCAGCGCCCAAGTACCGACGAAACCGCCGATCATTAGGCGTAGCAGCCAGCGGAGCTCGCGGCGCAATTCGCGGATTTCGGTATTCATATCGCTGCGCAATTGGCGCAATTCGGCGCGGATATCTTGCAGTGCCGTCGCGGTATCGCGCGCGATCTGTTCGAGCACCGCGACACGCCGATTGATGTCGTGCAGTTCGCTCATGTCGCGGGCATAATAGCGCAAGTGCCGCCGCGTAGCGCCCGCGAATAATATTTGCTTTGGATCCAGCGCTGTGCCGGCCGTTCGACATACTTGTTGATGGCGGCGGCGGTTGCGACGGCGATCGCAAAGGTTGCCGCGAGCGAAACCGCGTCCGGCAAGCCGATCGTTCTTCCGAGATCGACGAGCGAGATACCGAGCTGGTCGTGCACGAGATAAAGGCTGTAGGAGATCTCGCCGAAGAATAGCAACACCCCGCCGAGCCGCCCTTGCAGGCGCATTCTCGCGCCGCCCCAAACCGCGATCGCGCAGCCGGCGGTAATAGCGGCGCTCGCGAGCCCGTGCGCGTGTATATCCGGCGAAAACGGAATTTGCGCGGCGACAAAGATCGCCGTTGCAAGGACCGCCAACGCAGCGAAATTGCGCGGCTCGCGCCGTAGTCGATAGATCATGACACCGGCTACGAACCATTGCGAGTAGGGCGCGTCGATCGCCGTAAATACGATCGGTGGCGCGTAGGCGAGCGCGGCAATCGATACGAGCATCCAGCCGAGACAAGCGAATTCCGGCCGCTTGCCGCCGGCCGCAAAAAATAGGCCAGCCAGGCCGTAAAAGACGAGTTCGCAGAACAACGTCCAGTAGACCCCGTCGGCAAACGGCGCGCCAAAGAGCAGCGGCAACATCGTGGCGTTTGCCAGCACGTCGCCGAGACTCAGAGTCAGGCGCCCGTCGAGCGCTCTCGCGGCGAGCGCGAGACCGAGCGCGGCCCAAAAAGCCGGGTAGAG